CCGCCCTCCATTAACTGGAGTGAATCATAGACTGCCTTTCATAGCACGTCTGTAGGTTCTAGTTATCCAACGAAGGGGAAGCTTAAGCTCCGTTCCAAAAGGAGCACTCCCGCCATGCTGGAGTTCCTGAGCGAGAAAATCTTTGAACTCGCGTAGGGAAGAGTTATCCTCCTTTGACAAGTCCATGATGATCGTGTTGACATGGTCCGCTACCAAGGGATTATTTCTAATCTCAGTAGTACACTGGTTCCCCAGGCCTTCGCCTTCGGGTTCCATCACGATATCTCGTGGGACCGAGCCCTCCAATAGCCACTTGCGTGGTACTACAGGAGACGGTTTCGGGTAAAGACGTTCCCTAACCGGACTATAGATCAGTTTTACCTGCTCAACGGTGAGACTATCGAACAGTTCAACATTCCATAGATGCTCTGGACCTATCCAAGGCATTTGGGCAAAGAAGAGAATTGCTTCTCTCGGGCCTCTCGGTAGCTCTTTCTGAGTGAACAGTCCAAGCCCCTTCAGCCCATATTGCCGTACGTACCCTAATGGGTCCAATGACAATGATCGCGGAGCCGCTTTATATATGGGTAGGATACCATATTTGTCAAATAAACGACCCGCAAACTCGCCGAAATGTCCTCCGTAAAAGGATTTCATTTCGCTAACCTTAACACCAAGGAGTTCTAACATCTCGATATAATCTTCAGCTAATTGCTGATCGGATATTAAAACATCATCACCTAAAACCCGGAAGTTATCAACACTTCCTCCCAACATACGGATCAAATGTATGTGGGTAATGGTGAACGCCGCGAAAGAAGGTGCAGTGCCCATTGGTTGGCCCCTCGAGTACGACACAGTTACATCGTCGTACGGGGTTCCCCATGAAGCATGAACAACATCACGCCAGAGGTTTATATCTGGACGGAGATTTGGAAATAATTTCCTCATCAGTTGTTCCTGAAGTTCAAATGGGAACAAGTCTGTGGCGGACTTCAAGTCCACGGACCACAGTTGCCCACCCTTCTGCAGTACCTCCACACCCCATCTAGGGCCTTCCTCCTGGTTGTACACACAGGATTCCGGAAGAGACTTTAAGTATCTCTCACAGGATGCTTTCAGGCGACTCAGTGCGACCTGGATATAACGGTGTGGATTAGCAATGAAGCGGAGCTTATTACCACGGTCTTTTGTCAGACCTACCACTCGACCCACAAGGTCTAGCTTGCAATCCTCCAGCTTCAGTCCGACGTTACCGGTGCTCTGGTAAAATCTTTCCTCCGCGGCATCAGGCAAGAACCGGTAATCCAGCATGTTGTCCTTCTCCTTCGCAAGAATTTCGTATAACTTGTATAACCGGTCGAACATAGATCGGTTGCGGAGGTAGACAGCTGGTGCGTATTCTTGAAGAGCACGGAAATGCTCAACAGGAAGAACATCAGATTCTGGAAGGCGAAGAAAAGGAACCTTCTTCGTATCTGACATTGGCAGGGCAAGATCTAGATGTGACCTACTCTCAGCATCTTTTGCTAAGAGCTTCTCCTCCTTAGTGATCCTAAGATCAAGGGGAAAAACGTCATGATCTAGTTCAACAGAGGCCTTAAAGGTTACATAATCTTCCCTTACGGGTTGATCGTGCTCCCAACGGCCGTACGTGTTTAGAATCCTACAAGCACGTACTAACCCTCGGCGACCCCCCTCTGCCAGCTTTTGCACTGGTTTAAGAGGGCCACTCAGCCTTCCACGCTTATCTATACGAAACCTGAAATCGGGTTTGACCCCTTTTAACAGGTAAGATTTTACCGCTTTCATATAAGATACTAAAAACGGTAAGCCCTTGTGTAACTCGGTGTGTTGAGCCCACTTCGCAAGATTGATGGACGATCTGATGGGTAATCTGTTTATCTTGAAGATCTCTATTAATTCGTTCGTCTCTTTCTCTGTAAGTGAGAGAGTACGGGCCATGAGGTGGTACTCCGAGGTATGGTTGGTTAGACCTTGGGATGAATTTGGTCGTGGAGCTGTTTTACGAACTCCATTCCCTTACGAATTTCCAGGATTCGGTCTTGATCGCTTGAACATGGAATCTCGGGTAAAGACTTAACATTGCAGGCCTCTTCCACTTTCGTAGAAGCGACTTGAGCTTTGGGTACAACCTTCGGCTCAGAAGGAGCACGACGAATTCTTTTGTCCTTATCACCCTTGAGGGCTAGAGTAATCTCGTTCAGTGCGGTATTTAGTGCCGCCCTGTCCTGCTTCTTCACAAGTCTTTCTCTAAAGAAGTGTTCGAGAGCTTTACTGTTTTTCCCGCGATTACTTTTCATCGCTGCGGAGAGATAAGAGAGCAAAAGGTGAACAATATCACCGTGCCTGATCTTCTTGTTCTTTACTACAATATTAAGCGTAGATTCCACGATCTTGACCTCCAACTAGTTGATAGTAACCTCCTTTACCGGAGACCAGGAAGAACCTTTCGGTTCCGACTGTTAGTGCAAGACCCACCATGGGTC